GCGTCGATTGCTGCTGCAATGTTGGGGTCGTTGCCACCCGCTATAGCCGATGGCGCAATCGTCCCGCCCTGCCCAACGCTGGCGACCGCATTAGCTCCCGCGTTGGGCGCGCCCAGAGCGGTCTGACCGGCCTCCAACGTGCCCGTTAGGCTGGGAGCCTGCGCGAGCTCGCCTGCGGTGTCCGCCCCGATCGTGGTGCCGAGGTTTGCAAAATTGAGGGCATCCGCGCCGAGTCCCGGCAGTTCGCTAGCAGCGGCAACATCGGCCCCGGCCAGTCCGGCGGCGGTATCCACCACCGGGGCAGCCGCGCCGGCCGCACCCGCAAAATCGGCTCCGGCGCCAGCCAAGCTCGGCAGTTCGCTGGCAGCGGCAACATCAGCACCCGTCAGGCCAGCCTCCGCGCCGGCAGCCCCAAGCCCGACATCGGCCCCAACCGCGCCCGCCTCGGCCGCTCCGACGCCGAGGTCGGCCGCGCCAAAGCCAGCCGCAATCTCCGGGGCCACGAACGGGAAGGCGACGGCCGCGCCGATGCCGGCCGCCTCCAGCGCCGACTGCCACGGGTGGGCCTCGATGCCTCCGATCTGACGGTTGATCCAGTCTTCCCAGGAGGCCATGGGCCGCTCCTATGCGTTGTTCAGGGCCGCGAGAACATCAGGTGGCAGCGACAGCGGGCCGCCGGGTCGGGGAGTCGGAGCATAAAGGCCCTGCTCGGGATTGAAATTGCCGGCCGGATTGCCCTCGTCGCCCAGGCCGGGGAATGGGAATGTGAAGGGCGTGGAGGGCGTGGTCCCGGCGCCAGCCCCCTGCACGTCGGTCGTGGTGACATCGCCGCCCGGTATCGGCTGGATCAGTTGCGAGGCGAGCGGGATGCCCTGGCCTCCTGCTGGTGCATTGCCGCCCCCGGCCCCGCCAGTGTCACCCTTATCCAGCGCAGACGCGGCGTCAGGACTGAGGCTAGGCGTGCTGGCCTGCTGGGTGTCGGCCGGGCCTCCCCCCTGGACAGTTGGGGCCGGGCCAGCAGCAGGCTTGGTATCGGGCGTGGGACCGGGAGCTGGTGCAGGCGCGGGTCCGGCCGCCGCATCGATCTCGTTGAACCCTCCGCTGGCTATCTTGACGTTTGGGGCGGGAACTGCGGTTGGATCTGGAGTTCCGGCAACGACCGATGTCGCAACCGGCTTGCCCCCGGAAAACGGCTCTACTCCAGGCAGGGAGGCGTCACCCTGCAGCGGGCCGAAAGCAACATCCTTGTTGGCAGCGGCCAACTCGCCCGGTGCTACGGTAGTCGTGGCAACCTTGTTCTCCTGACTTTCAGGCGTGAGGTTGCCGCCTTGTAGCCCCTGAGATGGGTTATTCAGGCCGGGAAGATTCTCCAAGCCGGGAAGAGTGCTGGTGGCATCAGCCAATCTGGGGTCTCCCAAGAAGTCGCCCTTGGTTACGCCGAGTGACGGAAGTTGATTGCCCTCCGCTATTGAGACCGGCACTGGACCACTATCAGGAAACATTCCCGCCTGAAGTTGTTCATTGAACGACGATGTGGCTGCCGGAATGGTTACATCGTTAAAGCCCTCCATCGTTTCAAACCCAGGACTTTGAGTTCCTGCAGGGGTTGCAGCTGCGGCGGGGGCGCTTGTCGGCTGGCCATCGACCTCAATCCCGAGGATGGTCGTGCCGGGGCCGAAGTCGTTACCTGCGAGTTTCATATTCATGTTGGAAGGAACACCAGCCATGTTTGCCGGCGGGCCTTCGTTGATGCCGCCGGGCACGGGAGCAGGCTGATCCGGGGTTGGCGCATCGGCGGGCAGCGGGCTGGTGTCCTCGGCGGCTTGCGCCTTCGCCATTCCCTGCTGTGCCGCGAGGATTGCCTCATCCCCGGTCTGCGCGGGCTGCGTCGTCTGGTCGGCCGCGACAGTGCCCGCCATCGGGGCACCGAGCGAAGCGGTTCCGAGCGCCTGCGAAACGGGCGTGTCTCCAGAGAGAGCCGCCGCCACACCACCGGGAGTTCCTGCTCCAATAACGCTGCCGGCGGCAGGGGCCTTGCCGAGGCCCGGCGTCTGGTCGAGCATGGCCGCCGCATCGGCCGAGAGGCCGCCCGCCTGCGACACATTGGCCGCAGGGCCAACCGCCGCGTTGTCCGTTGTCGCGGTTGTCCTGGAATCGGGGCCAAAGGCACCGAAGTCGTTGATGTCGTCGCGGGTGGGCTGGGCGGTCGCATCGGGACCACCGGCCCCAAAATCTCTGGTGGAGCCGTCCAACGATGGACTTTGGTCGCCGCCGGTAGGGTCGGAACCTACGGCACCGCTGTCCGCCGGCCCGCCACCGCCGTCAGCCGAAGTTCCCTGCGTTCCACCCGTCGCATCAGATGCAGGACCACCACCGCCGTCTTCCCCAGCGGCTGCACCGGCGTCAGAGCCACCACCACCGCCGCCGGGAGACTGATCGCCACCAGTGGCATCGCCGCCATCATTGCCACCACCACCTCCGCCGGATTCAGTTCCGCCACCGTCTCCACCACCGTCTCCACCACCGCCGCCTGCATCACTTCCACCGCCACCTCCGGCGTCGTTCCCACCCCCAGTATCGCCGCCGCCATCGCCTCCACCGTCGCCGCCGCTGTCGCCGCCGCCGCCACCATCGCCTCCACCGTCTCCGCCGCCGCCGTCTCCGCCGTCGCCACCGTCTCCGCCATCATCGCCGCTGCATACCATCCAGGACGGTTGCCGGCCCCACAGCCACAGGTCGAGATGGTCGTCGGTCAATCTGGTCATGTGATTCCCAGTGCTCTACGAATTAACGAGTGCTCTTCGGCGTGGTCATCTTGCCATGAAAAAAATTGGTCTTCCTGGGTTAAATCGACATCCGCTAAGTCGATTCCCCCCACCCCGGTGAAAGTCCTCAGCACCCGGTGCGTGGCTTCATGTGATTCCAACCAAGCACTTATAACCTTCTTGTCGTCATCCCAAAGACCGAAGTTGTATTCGGGCACAAATAACGGTGTCGTTTGAGTCTGAAATATCCTCACAAATTGTTCATGTTCTAACCAATGTTCGTTCAACCAAATACTGAACCCTGCTGGGTCGCGGGGTAAGCAAACATCATGGAAAAAAATCATGCTGCGGTCCTCGACGCCATGGTGGCGGCATCCTGGTACTCCATCACCAGGCCGTTGATGGTGAGACCGGCAAACGAGCCCTGCAGCGTAATGCCGAGGTAGACGCCGGTGCCGGCGGCGGGCGACCGCTGGTAGATGAAGCCGGTTCCGAACCAGTAGACATTTTGGTTGCTGTTGTTCTGGAATTGCACCGCCTGGCCGGCGTTGTTGACCCAGGTGACGGTGTTGCCGGTCTGGAACGGGAATGGGGTCGAGCCGTTCTCGCTGTCGCTGGTCAGCAGCATGGTGGCGAAGGTGAGGGAGGAGAGCGACACCGAGCAGCGGATGGCGCGCTTGCCCTGGTTGGGGGCGTTGTTGTCCGACAGCGCCGTCTGCAGCAGCATCGGCACCGGCACCTTGGCCTGGAATATCTGGGTCACGTCGTTGCCCGATGACGAAAACGTCTCGGTGATGCCATTGACCGGACAGGTCACGATGGTCTTGAGGCTGTCGCCCTGGTTGGCGACGAACCAGCGGTTTTTGTAGAAGCACAGAATGAGCGAGCGGGTGACGCCGCGCACCGGGTCGCGGTAGCGCGAGAGCAGCAGGAAGGTATGCAGCGATGTGTGCAGGTCCTGCACCGCCGCCTGCAGCGGCTGGGTGAAGTCCATGCGCGAGAAGATGCCGTCCATCTGGTCGGAGACTTTCTCGACCGAGGCACCTAGTATGGCGTAGACCCCCACTTTGTTAGCGAACAGGATAAGCCGGTTGTAGGAGGTGATGGCGCGGGGAAAAGGAGTTCCCTGGTCCGAAGATAATGTAACAATGTTGAAGATGGTGATGGAACCGGAAACCGTGACGGTCCCGATTTGCTTGATCGAATTGTCCCCGAATATATACAGAAAATTGTTGAGGGAACGTAATGCAGTAATGATGTGGACGAGGTCCGCGTCGGTGAGCGTAGTGGACCCGGATGCGTTGGCGGGTGCGGCATCGTCGTATCCTTTGGTGCCGGTCCAGAATAGCACGCGCTGGGCGGCGAGCCAGACCCGGCCGGCGAAGATGGCTAGCGTGGTCGGCTGGATGGTGGGGATGGGCCAGACGATAGCGGTGGCGGCGGGGGCGCCGGTGGCCGGCGTGAAGGTGACAGTGAGGGTGTCTCCGGCTTTGTAGCCGGTACCGGCGGAGTCGAGGACGACCGAGGTGACGACCCCGCCGGTGAGGACGGCATGAGCCGTCGCACCAGTGCCAGAGCCTCCCGATATAGTGACAGCAGGCGGTGTGCCATAGACGCCTCCTCCGGCGGTGACCACGATGTTGGGCGACACGCCGCCGGACAGGGCGAGAACGTGGCCGTCGTAGGTGCAGTAGCCGGCGATCGAGTCGGCGATGAGGATGCGCTGCGAGGCCCACACCGTCATGTCGGGCGTCTGCGAGAAGGTGCCGGCGAGCGCAAACTGGGTGGTCACACCGGTCGCAATGACGGTCAAGTAGGCGGCCCCGGATTGGCAGAAGTTCACCACGTAGTCGGTATTGACGCCGCCTGGCGGGGTGAAGTTGGCGAAGAACTGCGAGACGACGACCTCGCCGGCGATCTGGGCGATGGGCGGCGCGGGGCCGTCGCAGGCCACCAACTGGTTGGGGCCGACAATCTGCAGGTTCTCGCACCAGGCCAGGTTGGTGACCGGCAGCGCCTCGCGGGCGCTCTGGGTGTCCATCGAGGTAAAGCCCCGATAGGCGATGTAGGACTTGGTGGCCTTCTGGGTGGCTGCGAGGTCGGCCATGATTAAATCCTCACCACCCCCGTTGCAGGCGGCGCCACACGGTCTGATAGACGTTGGCCATCCGCCGGGTCTGCCGGGTGCGCTGGATCTGCCCGAAGCGCGCCTCGTACTTCTTGCTCATGTACTCGGCCTGCTCGAAGTTCTGCAGCTTCAACAGCGCCAGCCAGGAGGCGTAATACTGCACGCAGTCAGCCATCGGCTGGATGATCTGCAGGTCGTTGTCGGTCGACAGCACCAGCGGGTTGGGCAACACCACGGCGTCGATTTCCAGCGCATAGGCCTGATCCGGCACCGGGTAGATGTACCAGAGGTTGGCCTCGGTGTAGTTGCTCCAGGCCGACGGTTGCCCGGTGAGCAGCGTGTTGGAGCGGAAGATGGCCTGGAAATAGGTAAACACCTTCCACTGCAGCATGGTCCGCATGGTGCCGTACAGGAACGACACCGACAGGAAGTCGATGACGTTGGTCATGGCTACGGCGGTGGCGGTGGCGCCCGGAGGCGAGAACGTGACGGGTGGAACGGAGGTGTAGCCGGAACCCCAACTGGTCATGGCAATGCCGGCCACCGTGAGGTTGGGGGCGGTGCCGGCCATGACCGGCACGCCGGTTGCGGTGGTGCCACCGCCGCCAGGAGGCCCGAACGTCACGGTGGGAGGCGCCGGATAGAGTCCGGGGCTGGTGACAATGGCACCGCCGACCCCACCCGTCATCGGGTAGGTTTCCTGG